CAAGCAGTACAAGCAAGAGCGTGACAGCTTCTTTATTAACCAACGCCTATCAAAGGCAGCGGTGAGCGCTGGCGTTCGTGAAACTGCGATTGAGGACGTTATGAACCGTGCAAATCAGGTTTGGCGTTTAGATCCAGAAACTAGAGATTTGATGCCCATGCAGGGCGATCAGATTGTTTACGGCAAAAAGGGAACGCCTTTGACCGTAGAGGAATGGTATGGCAGCTTAGAAGAGCAAGCTCCACATCTGTTTAAGTCATCATCTGGCGGCGGCGCTTCTGGCGGTGTCGGTGTAGCTGGTCGCAAGGTGTCACTGTATAATCAAGAAGGCATGAATAACTCTCTCGAAGCTATTGCTATGGGAAAAATTCAAGTCACCGAATAACGCAGTGAGATAATGCGTTGGGTCAATCTCGGTGAGGTTGACCTTCTCACAAACTAGACGAGCGGAGTTCGTCATCTGAGCCTCGGCGGGGCTTTCTAACCCTAAATCTAAATCTATGAGGAAAATCGTAATGGTTAATACCGTATCGAATATCATGCCTAAGATCCTCGCCAGAGGACTATTGGCATTGCGCGAACAGGCTATCATGCCCCGCGTTGTAAATGGCGACTATTCTGCCCAAGCCGCTCAAAAGGGTGACACTATCGACGTGCCAATCCCATCTGCTTTGAGTGTCAGCGCAGTAAGCCCGAGCAATACTCCCCCCGCACCAGCGGATAGCTCACCTTCCAAAGTTCAAATCTCCTTGAGCAATTGGTATGAAGCGAACTTCCACATGACCGATAAGGAAATGGTCGAAGTGGATCGCAATGAACACTTTGTCCCAATGCAAATGAGCGAGGCTGTTAAAGCTCTTGCCAACAAAATCAACACCACTGTACACGAGCAGTACACGGGTGTTTTTGGTTTTGCTGGTACGGCTGGCACAACTCCATTCGCGTCAGCGGTTTCTGCGGCAACCGATGCGCGTAAAGTGCTTAACCAACAGCTATGCCCACGCACAGATCGTCGGATGATCCTCGATTTTGATGCGGAAGCAAACGCCTTGGCATTGGACGCTTTCAACAACGTCAACGAAGTTGGCGGCACAGGCCCGAAAATCGACGGTGAAATCGGACGCAAGTTCGGCTTTGATCTTTACACCGACGATGCGGTTGTCACGCACAGCGCTGGCGGCTCTGGGACTCCACTTGTGAATGGCGCTCTTTCGGCTGGTGACACAACTGTTGCCATCGACGGAATGACAGGCACAGGCGGTCTTGTAGTTGGCGACATCATCACAATGGCTGGGAATACCCAGACATATGCGGTTGTTGCGGCTCCAGCGGCATCAGGTGGCGCACAGTCTGTGACTGTATCACCAGCAATCACTGGCACTATCGCTGACAATGCGGCGATCACTGTGAAAGCTGACCACGTTGTAAACTTGGGCTTCCATCGTGACGCCTTCGCTCTTGCAATGCGCCCCCTTCAAGGTGCAACTCAAGGCGATGGTTATGGAAACCAAATCGTTGCGATGACAGACCCACAAACAGGTCTTTCAATGCGCCTCGAAGTTTCACGTCAGCACAAACAGGTTGTTTACAGCCTTGACGCTCTGTGGGGCGTTAAACTGATCCGTCCAGAGTTGGCGGTTCGGATCGCTGGTTAATTTGATCGGGGCGGGGTTTTCCTCGCCCCTTTATCAAAGGACATGAAATGACAATCACGGTTTATAAAGGCACAGATCACGCGATTATCGAAGAGAGTGACTTTTCTCGCTTCGAGAAAGCTGGATGGTCAAAGACAAAGAAAAAGGCAGCGGCATCAGAGCCAAAACGAGCGCGTAACGCTGACGGAACTTTGAAAGCAGACAACCCTTCGACGCCAGAAAACGAGGCGTGGGAAGGCGGCAAAGCCCCAAAGAAGGCCAGAAGCAAAAAAAGCTAAAGCCCCACTCACGGGGCTTCTGAGCGCGTCTGAGAGATATTTAAATGGCTATAGTGCTGACAGTTGAAAATGGAACGGGCCTTCACAACGCGAATGCTTATGTTTCAGTCGAGGATTGCAATACCTTCAACAACGAAAGACCCTATGCCACTTCATGGTTGGCGGTTGGTCTTGAGGATAAGAAACGCGCAATCATCATGGCGACAAGACTGCTTGATGAGCATATCGATTGGTATGGACAAAGCAAAAGATCCCATAATTTAGATTTATCAACCGCAGAACGTCAGGCTTTATCTTGGCCCAGAAGCGGAGTGTCTGACAGCGATGGCTACACCGTCGATCAAGACACGATCCCGACATGGCTTAAAAATGCCACTTCTGAATTTGCAAGATTTCTGGCGCTTGAGGACAGAACGATTGATCCCGCAACGGCTGGGTTCTCAAAGATCCAACTCGGAACATTGCAGATTGAGGTTGATGCAGAAGATCGCGCTGGGGTCATCCCTCGCGGCGTTGTTCACATGGTCGCGCAATATGGAACCATTCGCTATCGCGGATCAGCAAAGTTGATGAGGGTTTAATATGGTAGCTGCCCCGACAAATTTGGTTTGCGATCAGGGATCAACGTTCAGCGTGACGCTCACATGGAAAGATGCGAACGAAGCCGCAAACGATGTGACAAACTACAACGGTCGAATGGATATTCGTTTTGCGCAGACGAAAGAGGCCGATTTGGTCTTGCAATTAACACAGGCAAACGGGCGAGTTATTCGAAAAAACCCAGCTACCAGTGGACAGTTTCAACTTTTAATTTCGGCGGCTGACACGGCTGCTCTAACTGCTGGCGAATACTTCTACGACTTTGAGGTGTTCACGATTGACGGGAGAAGCCCCGTTGAGGTTCAGCGATTAATCCAAGGAAAATTCACGGTAAGGCCAGAGGTGACAGGATGACCGACACGGTAGTAATTCGGGGAAGCAGCGAGGCCACAGTGGTCGTTGAAAGTGGTCAAATCCAAGTTGTTGATGTGGGCATTCAAGGGCCAGAGGGTCAAGCTGGTCTAGGCGTTCCAACAACTAATCTCAGCACAGGTGCGATGATCGCCTATGACGGGTCAAATTTCCAAACGATCACTGAAATTCCAACACAAATCACTCTGAACGGGGGTAACTTCTGATGTCTACAATTAAGTTAAAAAGATCCGCAAGCACAGGAAGCCCAGCCAATCTTGGTCAGGGTGAGGTTGCTTATTCATATTTGTCAGGAACGCAAAACAATGGCGGTGATCGGCTTTATATTGGAACGGGTACGGAAACCTCTGGAAATGCTGCGAACTTAGACGTTATTGGGGGCAAGTATTTCACAGATATGATGGATCATGTCACTGGTACTCTAACGGCTTCCAGCGCCCTTCTGGTCGATAGCAATAAAAAAATAAACGAGCTTTTTGTTGATAACCTAAAGATCGATGGAAACACGATCACATCCGAGGATACAAACGGGAACATCACCCTTGATCCAAACGGAACTGGTAAAGTTCAAATCAACTCAAACGCCACTATCACAGGCGACTTGCACGTTGAGGGAACCACTACAACCGTTGACAGCACAACCGTCCAGATCGCAGATCCGCAATTCGAACTTGCAAGCACGAATAACAATGACGGGTCAAACGGCGTTACAACTGATGCGGTGGATTTCGGCACATATGGTAATTACAACTCAGACCCAAGCGGAACCAACGCGACTGCATACTCTGGCTGGTTTAGAGATGCCTCAGACAGCGGTAAGTTCAAGTTCTATACTGGGCTAACCTCAGAGCCAACAACCACTGTGAACACGGCTCATGCGTCCTATGGCGCTGCAACTCTTGTGGCAAGCGCTTTCGAGGGTACGCACACGGGCAACACAACTGGGGATCTGACGGGTGACGTTAAGTCAACCAACGGGACAAAGATCCTTGAAAATGGGTCAGATGGCTCAGACGCCACGTTCACAGGTGTTGCGAGCAAGGCGACAATTCTAGAAACAGCGCGAACAATCGGTGGCGTTTCATTTAATGGCAGCGCAGATATTAATTTGGCTGGTGTCAACACCACAGGAAACCAAGACACAAGCGGGAATGCTGCGACTGCTACGGCACTTGCCACGGCGCGAGCGATTGCTCTTTCTGGTGATGTTGTCGGAACGGCGAACTTTGATGGAACGGCTGGCATTTCGATTTCAACCACAATTCAAGCAAACAGCGTGGCACTTGGGACAGATACCACGGGCAACTTTATGTCTGATGTCGCGGTAACATCTGGAACGGGCTTGAGCGTGTCTCACAGCGCGGGAGAAGGCTCTACAGCGACTTTTGCGGGTATTGACGCCACAAACAGCGTGAAGGGCGTTGCATCGTTTGCCAGCGCAAATTTCGGGGTTTCCAGCGGAGCGGTTTCGATCTCAGCGATTGATGGTGGGACTTATTAATTAACAAAGTGGAGTCCCGCCAATGACCACGATCAAGCTCAAGCGAAATACGACATCTGGGCAGGTTCCCTCTGCCAGTGACCTTGAAGTTGGTGAGGTTGCGATCAACACGGCTGATGGCAAGCTTTATGTCAAGCATACTGACAATTCGATCAATACGGTGCAAGGTGACAAGGGCCAAAAGGG